GCCGAGCCTGTCGTTCTCCGGCACCGATACCGTCCGCTGCTCCATCGACACCATGCAGGGCAGCGAAGGCCCATTCGCCACCGGGCAGCAGTCGGTGATCACGCACAAGATCACCGTCCGGTCGGGATCGAACATCGACACCTCCTCCCGGCTGCTGTTCAAGGGCGGTCGTGTGTTCGAGATCGTGTCCATCACCGACCCCAACAACCTCGGGCACTATCAGGAAATCCTCGCCAAGGAGGTCGTCCTGTGAGCAAGTTCGCCACCAAGACAGCAGACGCCTACCGCAAGGGGCTCAAGCTCGACCTCGGCAGCATTCGCGTGCAGATGAAGGGCGTCGAAGGCATCGACGAATTGATGGAGGCCCTGTCCGCCCTGCCTGGACGCGCGCAGACCAACCTGTACCGGCGCGCCATCAGGCCGGGACTGATGGCGGTGGCCAAGGAAGCCAAGGCGCTCGTCCACAACATCCCGATCGCATCGGGCCTCGAGACCAGGGAAAGCAAGGCAGACGGATCGCTGCGCGACGACATCGCGCGCGCCATCAAAGTGAAGGTCGGAATCAAGCTCAAGAAGGGCGTCTACGGCAGCACCGCCGTGCGGTACCCCAAGCGCGGCAAGGGGCAGAACAAGCCCGGGAACAAGGCCTCGCTCGCCCACCTCATCGAGTTCGGATTCAACCTGAAGGTGGCCTTCCACGGCAAGCCCCGCAAGCAGCCCGTCCACATCGAGGGCGCGGAGTTCATGACCAGCGCGTTCGAGCGCATCGCGCCTCGCGCGCGTCGACTCTTTCAGAGCGCCATGCAGGAACTCATCCGCAACCCCGGAATCGGCAAGAAGGACTTCGCCTCGAAGATGGAGGCAGTCGTCTGATGGCAGCCATCGAAGCAGGCATCTTCAACCGGCTGACCACCGTGTCGGGCATCACTGACTTGGTGCCAGCCGCCAGGATCACGCCGGACCGCCGCGCCAAGGATTCGCCGCTCCCGGCGATCACCTACCGCATCGGCGGGGGCATGCCGATCAAGACGCTCCAGGGCGCGCACGCAAGCCTCACGCGCACCGATGTCGACATCACCGCCTACGGCACCACACGGCTCGCCGTCCGCAACATCATCAATGCGTGCGCGGTTGCATTCGACGGGTACTCCGGTTCCAATGGTGGCGTGACGTTCGCGGCCATCAACCTGGACTCGCTCGAGACGGCGTACTTCGATCCGGCTGCGGGCGAGAGTCAGGGCGTCTACGCCGCCATGCTCACCATCCGCTGCATGCACGTCACCCTCTAAGAACCACACCAACCAAGGACCACCAACATGGCAGCAAACGTCTCACAGGGCGCCTACATTCAGAAGACCATCTCGTCCGCGTTCGTCACCATCGGCGACGTCACGGGCATCAGCATCAGCGGCATCAGCCGGGCGGAAATCGACGTCACCGCGCTCGCTGACACCTCCAAGAAGTACCTGATGGGCACCATCGACTCGGGCACTATCGAAGTGCAGCTCAACTACGACGATGACGATACGGTCGGAGCCAACGCCCTGCAGCCGGGCGGGGCAAACGGAACCACCGTCGAAACCGCATCGGTCGCCTGGAAGATCGTCGTCCCCTGCGGCTACAACGGCAGCGGAACGGCACAGACGCAGCCGATCACCTTCAACGCATTCCAGCAGGCGTTCAGCGTCGAAGCCGCCGTCGATTCGCAGCTCACCGCCAGCCTCACGCTCCGCATCGACGGTGCCGTGACGTTCGGCAGCTGCGCCCCCGCCTGATTCAACCACCACCCAACCAAGGACCACCAACATGGCAGCAAACGTCTCACAAGGCTCCCTCCTCAAGAAGGGCGCCACCACGCTCGGCGACATCACCGGAATCAGCCTGGGCGGCATCAGCCGCGCAGAGATCGACGTGACCACGCTTTCCACCGGAACCTCCGCCAACTACACCAAGAACTACCTGATGGGCACGGTTGACTCCGGCACCATCGAGGTGCAGTTCAACTACGACGACGGACTCGCCACCTACATCCCGCTCGGGACGGAGACGGCAGCCGCCGCATGGTCCATCGTCGTCCCGTGCGGAACCACGACCACGCAGACCATCACGTTCAACTCGTGGCAGCAGTCGTTCAGCGTGGAGGCCTCCGTTGATTCGCAGCTCACCGGATCGCTCACGCTTCGCATCGACGGTGCCGTGACGTTCGGCAGCTGCACCTGACGGTTGCAAGCGCCGCCGAAATGGTTAGGATAGGGGAATGAGCAAGACTCCCCCTACGGCACACGCCACGAAAGACGCCATCCTCGCCCTCGCGGGCAGCACGCAGATCGAACGGATTGAGGTCGCTGAACTCAGCAACCCGATCTACATCCGCGGCCTGTCCGCGAGGGAGCGAGATTCCTTCGAGGCGTCATGCATGAACGGCAAGGGCAAGGCACGTGGCCTCAACATGGACAACGTGCGAGCGCGGCTCCTGGTGCGTTCCATCTGCACCGAGACGGGCGAGCGCCTGTTCCAGGATCACGAAGCCGACGCGCTTGGAAGCGTCCCCGCCTCGGTGGTCGATCGGCTGTTCACGGTCGCACAGCGACTCTCGGGCCTCTCCACGAACGACGTGGAGGAACTCGCGGGAAACTGAAGCGCCGCCCCGGCAGGCGATTCTGCTTCCGGCTCGCGGCGCAGCTCGGCATGACAGTCGACGAGCTCCTCTCTCGCATGTCGAGCGAGGAACTCACGGAGTGGATGGCGTACGACCGGCTCGAGCCGATCGGCTTCTATCGCCTCGACATGGTTGGAGGGATACTGGCGTCAATGCTCGCGAATCAGAACCGCAAGCGCGGCTCGCAAGCGTACAAGCCGCAGGACTTCATGCCCTTCCTCGACAAGCCCGAAGTCGATCACACGGACGGCGACTCGCTCCGCGCAATGTTCGGAGCGCTCGCCACGGACGCATGAGATTGGAAACCGTTACCACCGCGCCCACAAGGTAGACCACCAACATGGCAACGATCGGCAACCTGTTCGTGAAGATCGGAGCGGACGTCCAGCCGATGGTGAAGGCACTGGCGGACGCCAAGGGTCGCGTCGCCCAATGGGGGCAGAGCGTCGCGGGAGTGGCAACCGGTGTCGGCGGCGTCATCGCGTCCATCATCCCGGGCGAGATGGGGGCAATGGCAAGCCGCGCCATGAGCGGCATCCAAGGCCTGATGAACGTGTTCCAGGGCGGCTCCAAGCTCGCGGCGGTGTTCAGCGACTCTCTCGCGCTCCTTGCCAACCCAATGGCGTTGGTCGTGCTCGGGGCGGCTGCTGTTGGCGCGGCCATCCTCGCAATGGGCGCAGTCATCGTCGGCATGACGCTGAAGGCGGCAAAGCTCGGAGACCAACTCAAGGAAACCGCCGACGAACTTGGCACCACCGCCGAGGCATTCCAGAAGTTGGAATACATCGGCACCGCCGCCGGAGCGGGACCGGAGGCCATCAAGGGCTCCATCACCAAGATGCAGATGGCGCTCGCAAACGCAGCAGGCGGGAGCAAGGAATCGTCTGAAGCATTCCAGAAGCTCGGACTCGACCTGCAGCAGCTCGGGAACATGGACCCGTCTGCGGCGTTCCAGGCCGTCATCTCCAAGATCCAGGAAATCCCCGCGCACGCCGACAAGGTGAAAGCGCTGCGAGACATCTTCGGCAAGGGCGGCACTGGGCTTGCCGGCATGGTCAAGCTCAGCGCCGACGAACTTGCGCAGCTCAACAAGGAAGCCGCAGCATTCACCATCAAGGAGGGCAGCGTCCAGGCACTCGCCTCCCTCCAGGATTCCGTCGATACGCTTGGACTCGCCTTCGAGCGTGTGATGACCGAGGCATTCGCGCCGTTCGCGCCAATGATCCAGGCCATCACTGACTCGCTCAAGGAAATGCTCGCCACCAACGCCTCGGACTTCTACGAGGGCATGCTGAACCTCGCCAAGGCCATCGCCTTCGTTGTTGATGGGCTGACGCCAACGGTGATGAACCTGCTCGGCGTCTACAACATCCTGCAGTCGATTGATGGATTCATCCGAGGCGTGATGCTCGAAGCGCTGTCCAAGGTGCTCGACATCATCCTCGGGATCATCAGCGCGGTGAACCTCATCCCGGGCATCGAGATCCCGACCAAGGGCCTCGAGGACTCAATCGGAGCCCTCCGGCGCGTGCGCGACAAGGCCTTCGACGGGGCAGTCGCCGACGCCAAAGAGGCCGGCACCCGGTTCGGTCAGGCGTGGGACGCTGGCGTCGCCAACATGCAGGGCAGCGGCGCCCTCGCCACCATGATCGCAGACTTCGAGAAGCAGCGCGCCACCGCCGTCGCATCTCCATCCGGAGGCGGCTTCAAGATCGTCGATCAGGCTGAACTCGAGCGCGGCAAGGAACTCGAGAAGCTGATGACCAAGCTCCGCGAGGATGCCGCCGCCGTGGGCCTATCCGAGCAGGACGCCCTGCGCGGCCAGCTGCAGAAGTTGTCCGCCGACTCCAAGACCATCACCGAGGCACTCGCCCTGCAGCAGAAGATCGCTGATGCTAAGGACAGCGGGAAGAAGCAGGAGGCCCTCGCCAAGACGATGGAGGACCTCGCGCGCAAGAGCGAGGAACTCGGCAAGACCGAGACGGAACTCCTCGCCATCCAGTTGAAGCGCAACGGTGCGACGGACGCGCAGATCGCCGAAGCGCAGCGGCTCCAGGCATCCATCGAGAAGGCAAAGGTAGAGCAGAAGAACGCCGAAGACCTCGGCAAGATGCTCGGCGACATGCAGAAGAAGTTCAACGAGATGAACCTCAGCGCGGAGGAACTGCTCGCCACGCAGCTCAAGTCGCTCGGGGCAAGCCAAGACCAGATCGACGCCGCGCTCGACATGCAGCGCCAGCTAGACGCGCACGACGTCGCCACCAAGAACGTCGAGGAGATCGTGAAGATCCTGGACGACGTTCAGCGCGGCGCCGACGAAATGGGCAAGTCCGAGGCCGAACTCCTGCGCCGGCGGCTCGAAGCCCTCAGCGCGACCGAGGATCAGATCCAGCAGGCGCTCGGCGCCCTCCGCACCAAGGAGGTCGGCTCCATGCTGCAGGACTTGGCGGACCAAGCCAAGAAGGCCACCATGACCGAGCGGCAACTCCTCGAGGAGAAGCTTCGCGCAGCAGGTGCCACCTCTGACGAGATCGCCAAGGGGCTTGCGCTCCAGGATCAGATCGACGCCGCCAAGAAGAAGGACAGCAAGGACACCAAGGCATCGGGGCCGGACACCATCGCCACCGCGCTCGGAAGCTTCAAGCTCCCCGGCATGGCCAACTCGCTGACGGTCGCCAAGCAGCAACTCGATGCCGCTGAAGTGTCCAACGCCTATCTCGCAAGCATCGCCACCACCAACGCCGAGAGCGCGACCATGATGGCCGCCGCCTATCAAGGCGGGAAGCAGTCCACGGACACAAGCCTTGAGGCGCAGTCGATCGACATCCTCAAGCGCATCGAGATCAACACGCGCGCCTTCGCAGGAGCATTGACCTAATGCCATCAGTCACCGCGGTCATCGCAGGATCGTCCGAGACGTACACCTTGGCCGGAACGGCAACAAGGACCGACGAGTATCACGTCTATTCGGGGGTGGCAATGACTTTCGTAGACGTCTACGGAGCCGTGCCAGCAGTCGGCGACAGCATGTACGCAGGCAACGGCTCAAAGATGTACGTGGGCTCGGTCGCCATGACGGCAAACGAAGATGCCGGGACGCTTGTCTACTCGGTCACGGTGCAGTGGAGTTCAGACTCGCCATCGAATACATGGGTGGCCCTCGACATGAACAGCACCGCGCTGATGGTGGACATCTGGCGCGCAAACGGAAACGCCCCCGGCAACCTCAACACCCCAGGCAATTCAGACATCGGCGGCACGGCAGTCGACCAGGGCGGGCAAGCGGTGTCGGCCATCATCCCGCAGCAGGAGCTCACGGTCACCAACTTCCTGAGCACCAACAACGCCAACAACATCGTCGCCGCCCTCGGGAGGCGGAACAGCGCATCGTGGCTGGGCGCAGCAGCCGGATACGTCCTGTTCACCGGATCGACGGCTCGGCGCACGGGCATCAGCCAGTACGAGGTGCAGTACAAGTTCCTGTGGGATGCCACGGCTCACTGTCGCCAGGTCGCCATCCGTGACCTCGATGGGCGCGAGAAGATCACCACGCCCGATGGAAGCGGCTTCGCCAACGCCTCGCTCGTCGTCTGGCGGCAGCCGTTCCAGGGAACCTACAACTTCAGCTCGATGGGGATCGTCACCTCATGACGCTGAAGCGCTCCATCAGCACGGGCTTGGGTGCACTCACGCCGGCGGCATGGACCGAAATCGTCGAGGCTGTTGATTACGTGCAGGAACTGCGCAACGTCAGAGACGGCATGGGCGCTCAAGGCGACCTGAGCCAGCGGACCATCCTTGCCAAGATCGGAGCCGCCACGCAGATCGGCACCGCGGCTCGATGGGAGTACGCCTGGACGCAAGTGCGGAGGAACGCATCAGCCACCACCTACTCGGCGGACGGCGGTCTGTCAGATACAACGCCGGGAATGAGGAAGGCGCTCAACCTCCTCGAGGCTGGCAACACTGACGCGCTCGCCTACGGCATCTCCGTCAGCGGGTTGGTGCTCAACAACGCCGACGGATGGGAGTTCAAGCCCGTCCCTGCAGATGCCGTCGTGCAGCTCCGCATGGTCCGAGACAAGGGCGGAGTGCTGTCGCTCGAGTTCATCGCCGCCAACCCAATCGACGGAGCATGCCCAACTCCGCCGTCGCCAATCACCGGAACAGACTTCGGCACCTTCACCGATCCGGACGAGCTCGCATCGCTGAACTTCGGCTCCTTCCTGAGCCCCACTGAGTACTATGACTTCGGCACGTTCACGTAAGAGAGACACCAATGGCACTACAGATCAGACGAGGAACCAACGCCCAGCGCACATTCATCCCCGTGGTAGGGGAGCCGCTGTTCTGCACGGACACCTCCGCACTGTTCATCGGTGATGGTGTCACCACTGGAGGCGTCAGTCCAAGCTGCACGCCATCCGGGTCGGCCACGGGAGACCTGACGGGATACTTCCCAGGCCCAACGGTGCAGAAGATCCAAGGCAACAACGTGCAGAGCGGCACGCCGTCCAACAACGACACGCTCGTATGGGAAACAAGCAACAGCCGATGGGCGCGCAAGCCTCCGATCATCGCCAAAGTTGACTCGTACCGCACCACCGGGCTGACGCCAACGGGAGGAGTCTGGAATGACGTCAGCAGCATCACGCTCGGAACCGGATCGTGGGCAGTCGACGGACAGGCACTGCTGTACTCGTTCGACGCCGATGTAGTCGGATGGGTGCGCATCATCGACAAGGACGGAACGGTCGTATGCGGAGGGGCCGTCTACGCGGTTGTCGGAAACTACGCAAGCGCGCAGATTGCGGGGACGGTCGTGCATGCTTCGTCAGGCACCGCCAAGCTTCAGGTCTACGTCGACTCCTCAGACATCCTCATCCAATCGGGAAACGCATCTCCCGCCGTCAGCAAGGTCACGGGTATTCGCGCGCTGCAGATCGCCTAAAGGTCTCTCATGACATTCGAACACACGACGCAGAAAGTCAGTCTGTCGGGCAAGGATTGGATCGCCATCGGAAGCATCTCCGTAACCATCCTCGGCTCGGTTCTCGGAGTGTTCCTGCACCATGATCGGCTGCTCGTGCAGCTCGTCACGCAGCAGGAGTCAACCATCCACCGCCTCGACAAGATCGAGGCCCGTCTCGAAAGGGCAAGACCATGAACATCCAGGACGCACTGAGCAACAAGAGCTGGAAGACCACCGGCGCCGGCATCGCCGCCATCCTCGTCGCGGTTGGTGCAGCGCTCACCGCCTTCACAGACAACGATCCCGCCACCGTGCCGGACTACGCCTCGCTGCTTGCGGCGTGCTTGGCTGGCATCGGCCTCATCTTCGCCAAGGACAACAAGGTCGCGGGCTGATGCCGTGCAGTCCTTCCTTCGTGCTCTGTTCTCCTCGCTGCTTGAATGGGCGTCTGGCCTGTTCGCGCGGAGGAACGCTGCAAGCAGCGCTCCTACTGATGCTGACGGGCTTGGCCGTGCTGGCGATCGCATTCGCGAGTGGCTGCGCCAGGACGGTGCTCGTCAGCGAAAGCAGTCCGATTCGGATCGGTCCTGATACGTCGGCTCGCATCTACACCAAGACCGCAGACGGCTGGCAACTGTCGGACAACCGCGTCACGGTCCCGGAGGGGTGGTACTGCGTGCCTCCGTCGTTCGTCGAGGATGGCAAGTGATTACGGGTTCCCAGGAATCGGCGTGCTGCTGCGGAGAAGACCCTGACCCGCCGCCGGTTGGCGAGCGACTCGAGATCAAGGTCTACTGGGAAGTCTCCACGCGGATCATGGTCTACGAGAAGGCGGCCGGCTCGGCTCCCTACATTGACAACCAATATCCCCACGTCCGATGCGGTGAGAGAACCACCACCACTTCAATCGAGGGAGAATGCGAGCCCGGCGGGGAGACGTGGGGCACATGGACCGAAACTCCGGTCGAAGCATGGGACGGACCAACTAGTGTGAGCTGGGGATGCTTGTTCAACATTCAGCAGAACCCGGAAGTGGAATGGGTGATGCCGGAGCCGTGGTACACGTCCTATTCAATCATCACAACGTGCATCGGAAACACCTCATGCCTGAGGCCTCCGGTATCCATCATCGGATACAAGACAAACTGCCCATTCCAAGACAACCCCGGGCAATATCCAATCTACGGTCCCGGTGGCGGCATCTGGTTCCCCGGTCCGCGGACGGTCGACATTGAATCGCATCTCAAGCTCTCAGCAACATACGCCCTGCAGTTCACCAGTACCGCGCTCGTTCAGAGCTACACGCAGTTGACATGGCCCATCAACGGGGTGCCGACCCTCGTCAACTTCTCGGTGAACTTCAACCAGTACGTCGAGCAATACGCGGGCACCTTCCAGGCAGAGAACAGGAGAGTCCAATGCACCCGCGCCAATACAGGCGTGTGCGTCGCCTGTCCAATCCCGGACGGCACGTACCGCACCAAGAACGTCGTCGGCTCTTACGGTCGCACGGCAACCTACGCGCAGAACATCACCGTGAAGGTAAGCCGGACAAGCGCAACGGGCACATGGACGATGGCTGTGAGCGGTGGAGCCATCAGGTTCGTGAAGGACGGCACAACCAACTACACCGTGAGCCTGTCGGGAACCCTCTCGCAGGCGGTCGCCGCCATCAACGCCATCCCTGGACTGATCGTCGGCACGTATGACTGGCCGCAGGCGCTCGGTGCCGGACCAGCATCAGAGATCCAGCCCATGAGCGTCGTGTCGCTGCTATACGCTCCGCCGCTTTACGGAGCCTATCTCTACCTGCGTCGCATCGGAGACAAGTGGGAATCGTGGCAGATCAATCGCAGGGAGTTCTTCTCCGTCGGTGGAGCATTCGGATTCGGACTCAGCGCGCAGCGTCCCGACTCTATCTCGCAGGAGCAATGGCAGTACGGGCTTGGCATCCTCATCCCCGACAACGAAGTGTGCTTCCCAATGTGGGATCACACTGATGGAGGCGGCTTCGGATCGTACTGGGTTGGCCTACCCGCCAATGTTCCCGCGCGCGGCGAGAGTTGCTGCGCCGGAGGCCCAACCAACTATGGATACAACTCTCCTCTCGACGTTCCGGCTGGAATCGGTCCTCGATGGGGCATCCGCCCGGTGCAAGGCGACTCGGTGCAGGAGTTCACCGGATTCACCTGCAACGGCAACCTGAGCAACCCGCAAGGGTACTTCTGCGGACCATGCAGCGAATCGCAGCGGCAGACCGGAACACAGTGCGTCTATCAAGGATGTCAGAAGGACCCCATTGAGTTCTACGGCTGCATCCTCACAAGCCCAACCCTTTGCACGTCGCAATGGCAGATACCCTGCAGCAAGAGCAGTCACGGCCCTGCTCTCGCGGAAGGACTTCGATATCAATGGCAAATCCGACGATACTAAATCTCTACACGCTCCACGGGCATTGGAAAGTTGAAGCGCACAACACCGGCGAGCTGCGTGTCCTGCTGTTCGTTCCGCTCGGACACAAGGAAGCCATCCAGGCCATCGATCACCTCATCGAGGAATCAGGCAAGAAGGAAGACCTCGCCAGGTCGCAGATCGCCAACATCGGGAATCCGCAGCCGGCTCCAGGCGTCGAGGTTCCGCCTGATGCCGCGCAGCCGTCGCTCGTGAACAAGGCAATCCTCTGGGCGATGGCAGAAGCAAGCCAACTGATGCACGGACCGCTCGAGGACGCCGCCTATCAGGCTCGCATTGATGCGTGCAAGGCGTGCGACGCATTCGATCCCAAGCAAGCGCCGCAGATCGGATTCTGCAAGGCCTGCGGGTGCGGGCAGAACGCGCGCGCCGAGCTCAGCGTCAAGGCTCGCATGCCAGGCGCAACCTGCCCGAAGAACAAGTGGACGCCGCTCACCGTCGCAACGGAGGCAAAGTCATGATCCAGGCACGCGTCCTCGTGTCGGGATGGGTGTGGGAACTGCGGCTTGACCCCGAGCGCAAGACCGCCGAAGTGGTAAGCGTTACCGCGCAACGCGAGGAGCCGCGCGTGCTGCCGCTGAGCGGGCTTGAGTCGCACTTCGGTCAGCCCGTCAATCTGCGGACGCCGTGATACCATTCGTCCGCTCGCTCGCTCGAGCATGATCCCCCGGAAGCGCGCCGCGTCGACCTCACGGTCCGCGGCGTGTTTCGTTTCCGCCCCCGTTCCAATCCCTCCCCGCCGTCCGCCGTGGACGCCCTGTACGGCGTCCGCCGCCTCCACCCTCCCCAAGGGCCACCCG